CATCCTAAAAGCCAAATACGCTAAATAATTGGAGATTCCTCAATGCCTGTAATCGCTATCGATACATCACCACGCCTGAGTAACTGGCTGAAGTACGAGTATGACCCATCAAGTGGTGTTACTCGTGAAGCGCTTCAAAAGTCAGCCGTTAATGCGACCGTCTCTGGATCGGTTCTAGACTCGACTGGTGCTCTAGTAGTTCACGCAACCATTGCTGACGCTACTTACATCATGATTGATGACCTGACACGCCCAAGTGCTTCTCAGTATTCTCAAGTTCTCGTACTAGCTCGTGGCTATGCCAAAGTTGCTCCTGCTGCCCTTACCTTTGGGTCTGACGTAACTTCTGGTGACATCACCGCTATCATGACCCATCTTGCACTGAAGAATATCTTCGCTGTGACACAAATCTAATCAATCAACTTAGGAGACACACATGTCGCTAATTCGTAGTTACCAGAATGGCTTTGAATACACAGACCTCACTGAGAGTCTGCTGATCATCCCTAACGTCTGGGGTCTGTCACAACAACTTGGAATCTTCTCGTCACGCGGGACAAGCCAAGAGACAATCACTCTGGAAGAAATCACTAAGTCATTCGGTCTAATGGCAGATACCCAACGCGGTTCTCGTCACCAAGTTTCGAAAGATTACACTCGCAAAATGCACAGCTTCGCGATTCCACACTTTACACTTGATGATGCTATCACCCCGCGTGACATCCAAGGTAAGCGTGCCTACGGTGCTGAAACCATTGAAACTCTGGATGCTGTACGTGCCCGTAAACTAGAGCGTATCCGTGCTTCGCACGCTGCTACAATCGAAACTGCTCGTATGCACACCATCGTTACAGGTCAAGCTTACGCTCCTAACGGAACTGTAACTTATGACTGGTACTCAGAGTTCGGTAAGACCCGTTCGGTAATCAGCTTCGCCCTGACTGACGCTACAACTGACGTCATCGGTAAAGTTGAAGAAGTATTCGCTTCGATGCAAGACAACGCCTTAATGGGTGAAATTGTCGGTGACATCTACGCTATCGCTTCTCCAGCGTTCTTCTCTGCCCTGATTGGTCACCCGACCATGAAAGAAGCTTTCAAGTACTACATGTCGCAACCTCAAATCCTGCGTAACCGTCTACAAGCCAATGGCTACGATGCTCGTTACCGGGAATTCACCTTCGGCAACATTACCTTCATTGAGTATCGTGGTATCGATGTGAACGGGAATCCTTATGTTCCTGCTGGTGATGTTTACTTCCTACCAAGCAACAGCAATGATTCATTCGCTACCTACTTCGCCCCGGCTGGTAAGTTCGGTATGGAGAACACTGTTGGTGAAGAAAGCTACGCTTTCGAATTCGCTGATCCACGTGGCGAAGAAATCATCTTGGAATCGGAAACCAACTTCCTGAGCGTTCTGCGTCGTCCACAACTGATCATTCGCGGTACTGTCGCCTAAGATCACTGATAGAGGGCTTCGGCCCTCTTTTCTTTTCTTAGGAGAATAACATATGCCATATAGTGGTTCACCAGCAACAAGCGCTACAGACCGCGTTAGGTTATATTGTGGTGACATCTGGGACGATATGGAATACCTCACAGATGCTGATTATCAGTTCTACATTGATCGAATGAACGGTAATGAGAACAGGGCCAGCTTAGAATGTATGCGGGCTATCTTGTTCAAACTATCCCGTGGTGCTCGTGAGAAGACAGGAGACATTGAAGTCTTCGGCTCAGAGTATTTCAAGAATTACCTTGCAGCACTTACATTGGTGCTCAAGAATCCAGAGGCAGTTATTTCACTGGCTGTTCCATATGCTGGTGGTATCTCGAAGAAAGATATGTTGACCAACGATCTTAATCCAGACAGTCCAACACGCTCTATTTATATAGGCGTGTCAGATCACAGGAAGCTCTATAATCAACACAACCCAGGACCGCAGTATAATGGTTTTGGGGATGGTATCTTCGGGTGGGGTGAAGGTGGATTTGATGGGATTTACTATTAATCTTGATACTTCCAAACTAGATGCTCTCTGTAAACGAATGAAAGATTTAAACGATACACAGGTTTCAGTTGGGTTCTTCGAAGGTGATAATTATGGCCCTGAGAATCACAACTATCCTGTGGCACTCGTTGCAGCACTAAAAAGATATGTAGTAGTAAGATGCTAAAAGATAAAAAATAAGAAATATA